CTCTTCATAGACTTGTTGCCGAAACGTTTATTCCTAATCCGCAAAATTTACCATGTGTAAATCATAAAGATGAGGTTAAAAGCAATAACTCTGTTTCTAACTTAGAATGGTGCACATGGAGATACAATGCTAATTACGGAACAAGAAACGAACGGTTTAGCAAAAAGAAAATAAATCACCCGAAGATGTCAAAAGCCGTTGTTCAGTGTCGAGAGGATGGTACGTTAATAAGTACATTTGAAAGTGCTAAAGAGGCTGAAAGACAAACGGGTATTAACAATGCTAATATTATCAGTTGCTGTATAGGTAGAAGAAGCTTCCTTACAGCAGGTGGTTACAAATGGAGGTATAAGAATGAGTAAAATATCTTACAAAATATACCCAACGTTGCTGGATTCTTATCAAAATTATATAGATAGTGATAAGATATATCAAAAATATTACGCTTTTTCTGATAATCCCCCATGCGATGAGGATGAGTTTAGGGAAAAACAATTCCAATCTCTTATTGATAGGATAAATAGAGTACCTTTCGATAGTGAAGCTGCTGATAGAGGAACGTGTTTTGGGGAAATAATTGATTGTATGATTGAGAACCGTAAATCTTCTATAATGGAAATTAGCAAGGCATATCACGATGACGGAAAACTTTACGGGATAAAAGCTGTTTACAACAATCGCACTTTCACTTTTCACATTGACCTTTGCCGCGAGTTTGCCAACTACTACAAAGGAGCATTAACCCAACAAAGAGTAGAAGCCATCTTGCCTACTGCATACGGCAATGTTTTGGTTTATGGGGTAATTGACGAGCTGATGCCGGCCAGCGTCCACGACATCAAAACAACCGGAAGCTATACCGTAGGGAAGTTCAAAGACCACCATCAACACCTTGTTTATCCTTATGCTTTGATGCAGAACGGTTCGGATGTACGGACATTTGAGTATAACATTGTAGAGTTCAACAAAGGCGGTTATGTGGTAGATACCTATACGGAAACATACGTTTTCAATCCTGAACGTGATATTCCTATTCTTACTAATCATTGTGAGGAATTTATCCGGTTTTTGGAAGAAAACAGAGAACTTATAACCGATAAAAAGATATTAGGAGGAGAAAATTAATGGCAAACCAAATAACTGGACGGATAATCGAAATCGGACAAACTGTTCAAATACCATCCAAAAACGGTGGTTCCTCGTTTACAAAACGGGAGTTTATTTTAGATGCTACCACTTACGACCCTTATACGGGAGAGCGTAGCGAGTATGAGAACATTATTCCCTTAGAGTTTTCGGGTGACAAGTGTACAGAACTTGACCGCTTTAATCAGGGTGATGTTGTTACTGTATCATTTGTCTTACAAGGGCGTTCTTGGACGAATCAAGACGGAGAATTCAAACGTATGGTATCCATTCGATGCTATAAAATAGAAGCGCGTGGCGGTGTATCTCAATCCCAACAGACAACATCGATACAACAGCCAGCGCCACAACCGACTTATCAGCAACAGCCGCAGAACTTTCCGCCTCCGGTTGATGCTAATGGCAATGTAAAGGATGATTTGCCTTTTTAGCGTATGCTGTTCGACTTGAAGAATGATATGGAAGAGATTTGGAAAACAGTAAAAGGGTATAATGGATATTATCAAGTTTCTAATACAGGTAAAGTTCGGAATCCTAATAAGGTGCTTACTCCAAATGTTGGAGTAAAGAACGGATATGTTTATGTTACTTTGAGAAAAGATAAAAGACTGTTACATCGAATTGTTGCAGAAACTTTTATCCCCAATCCATTTAATAAACCAGAGGTAGACCACATTAATGGAATTAGAACGGATAATAATGTTTGTAATTTAAGGTGGGTAACTCGCACGGAAAACAATAATAATCCTATTACTAAAAGCCGTTTTAGTAAATCTGCTAAAGGTAAAGTTATCAATGCAGAAACTAAAAAACGAATGTCAATGAGCCGAAAAGGGGAAAAACATCCAATGTATAATAAAAAGCATTCAAGTTTTTCTAAAAGAAAGATGTCTATAACTCATTCAATTCCAGTTGTGCAATTTGGATTACAAATGAATTATATAGCTGAATTTGAAAGTGCAAAAGTGGCTTCTCTTGAAACACAAGTTGCTGCATCAAGTATCAATGCTTGTACGCTCGGCAAAAGGAAAACGGCTGGTGGCTATATTTGGAAAAAGAAAAATGATATTTAATTTATCAAATCATTATGAAATACCCAAGTTCAAGGAGTATGTAAACAAGCTGTTTAGTGAACGTGCGGTGGTGGAAGTGAAAAAGAAACTACCTAACCGCACGCTTGCCCAAAACAGCTACTTGCATCTTCTTTTAGGGTATTTCGGTAGTGAGTACGGTTGCAGTCTCGACGAAGCAAAAATTGATTTTTATAAAAGGACTTGCAACCGTGATTTGTTTGAACGTAAGACGGTCAACAAGAAAGGCAATGAAGTAACCTATCTGAGAAGCTCTGCCGAACTGACAACGGGGGAAATGACCCTGAGCATTGACCGTTTCCGTAATTGGAGCGCATCGGTGGCTGGTATCTATCTGCCGGCTGCAAATGAACATCAAATGCTGATATACGCCCAGCAGGAAATACAAAGAAATCAAGAATTTATTTAGTTATGATAGAAACAAGAAAAACAGAAATCAGGTATGTGACATCTGATCCGAAAAAGATGCTCAACATGTACCTTGCAAAACGTGTCCTCAAAACATGGGAGGAATCTTTCATTGATGAAGATACAGGTGAAACAGTAACCATCGAACGGAATGAAATTCTTTTTGACCGTGGCACGCTGATAGACCAAGACACTTTGGCGAAAATTCGTTTCAGTATGGAAGCTGACGGCATTAAGGAAGTGGAAGTCAGCAACCAGAACCGCTTGGCATTCGAGAACGAGAACAGTGTTTTATATCCGTACATCGCTCAAGCGCAAATAGGTGACAAGAAACATAAGTTCCTGCTGTATGCCACCGGATTGGAGAATACTTGTAGTATCTTGAAAGATTACATCGAACTAAACTATATGTTCGGATTCACCTTGACAAAGGAGTTCGATTCTTGCGTGATTCTTACTGACAACTTGAAAGAACGTAAGGTTGACGATGCTTCGCTTGCCTATCTCAAAAATGAAATCACTATGGCAGAATACGTTGACAAAATGGACGATGAGACGGAAGATAGTGACGAAGAATCTAAACCGAATGAAAAGAAATTCTACCAGATTGAGACGAAAATCACATTCACGGATGGGGAGAATGAAGACGAGAGAGTTCAGACTTTTGTCGTGAACACCTTCAACGTTGACAGAGCGATGATGCTTATTACCCACTATCTCAAAAACAAAGAGGAAGAATGTGAGAAACAAGCCAAAGAAAAGGGACATGAGTTCAGAAAGAGGGAAATCCATACAGCCATTGAATCTGCTAAACCTATCCCGGTCGGGCGGTTTATTCCGAAAGAGTTTTCAATGGCTTATATGGAATAACTTTGTTAACCTGCCTGTCCGGTCTGTGAAGATGGGGCGGGCGAAAATGGGGGTGCGCAGTGGAGTGCTTTTGACTTTCGAGAGGTGCACATGGTAGAAAGTACGGTACGTGAGATATAAGGAGTAATTAACCTTAGAAGTAGCGCAAAAGGATAAGTCCTTAATTGGGTGTTCGAATCGCCCCATCTCCACATAAATGTGAGCCACACATAAATGGCAAGGGTTAGTAAAGAATGGTTGTGCCCCGGAGAATACGCTTCGGGGCTTTTAATTGGAAAACTATGAATGAAATATTAACTGGTAAGATTTGTCCCTATTGTGGCAAGCCTACCGAATACGTGGATAGTTCTGTAATCTACGGATACTCCTACGGCATGATTTACCTCTGCCGTGATTGCAGGGCTTATGTAGGCGTTCATAAGGGTACAGACCTGGCATTAGGGCGTTTGGCAAATGCGGAATTGAGGGAAGCCAAGAAAGAAGCCCATTTCTATTTCGACCAGATAGCCAAAACCAATCTTATCAATAAGATTTGGAAGAAACATATCCCGAATACATCAAACAGAAACAAGGCTTATCTGTGGCTTTCTAACCAACTGAATATACCACGTGAAGTTTGCCACATAGGGATGTTTGATGTGGAGGATTGTAAAAGAGTTGTTGAATTGTGTAAACCAATAGTAGAATGCCGTACTATATAAAACGAAAGGCTAAGAAGAAAGACAAGCCTTTACCTCTGTTTGATAAAGCGGGGGTAACAATAAAGAAGAAGCCGGATTTAAAAGCTAAACTCGACAAGGAGTTTTCCCTTTTCATCCGGCTTCGTGATTGTATGCCTAACGGTTGTTTTCGCTGTATCTCTTGTGGGCAGATAAAGCCGTTTGCGCAAGCCGATTGCGGTCACTATTTCAGCCGCACGCATCTGGCTACCCGCTTTGACGAAGATAACTGCCATGCGGAATGCCGACACTGCAACAGATTCAAAGCCGACCATTTGGAAGGCTATCGGGTAAATCTAATTGCTAAAATCGGACAACGGAAGTTTGATTTATTAAAATGGAAAATAAAAGATTCGAAGGATAATCCTCAAAATTATAAGAAATCAGATTTTGATTATGAACAGCTAATCAAGTATTACAAGGCACTTAGTAAGAAGTTACGAAAGGAGAAAGGATTATGAGAACAATTAAATTCAGAGGGAAAAGTACCAACAATGGCAAATGGGTATATGCCGAACTGCACGGGCTTGGCATGGATTTGTTTAATGAGTGCGTAAACGAAGATACTATCGGGCAGTTCACGGGATTACGAGATAAGAACGGACAAGAGATTTATGAGGGGGATATTGTACAACTTGACTATATTACAACGCTTGGAAAACATCGCATAGGACTTTCATTTGAGGTCAAATGGTGTACCCAAGAGGGATGCTGGGTTGGATGGGATGGCTTTGTAGAAAATACTCTTCAACAGACACACAAAATGTTTGTAGTTAAAGGTAATATCTACGATAACCCCGAACTACTGAAAGGAGATATAAAATGACATACAAGCTACGTGATTACCAACAAAAAGCCTCTGATGCAGCCGTTTCCTTCTTCAATAACAAGGCAAAGAAAACAAACGCTATCATGGTTTTGCCTACGGGTAGCGGAAAGTCGCTTATCATAGCGGATATAGCCGCAAGGCTTGACGGGCATACTTTAGTGTTCCAGCCCTCAAAGGAAATACTCGAGCAAAACTTCAAGAAGCTCTGCTCATACGGCATTCTTGATTGCAGCATCTATTCGGCTTCCTTTAATTCAAAGGAGATAAGCCGAATAACATTCGCCACCATCGGCAGTGTGAAGAATCACCCCGAACTCTTTACCCACTTCAAAAACATCATCGTTGATGAATGCCATTTGGTAAACCCCAAAGAGGGAATGTACAAGGATTTTTTTGATGCAGTGAAGTGTAAGGTTCTTGGACTGACAGCAACGCCATACCGTTTAAGCTCCAGCCGTGATTTCGGCTCCATGCTGAAATTTATCACTCGGACAAAACCTCATGTCTTTTCAGAGGTCATTTATCATGTACAGGTATCAACCTTATTAGATATGGGCTACTTGGCGAAGTTGGATTACTATTCAATGAATCCTTCAGGGTGGAATGAACTTAACTTGAAAGTAAATACTACTGGTGCCGACTATACGGATAGGTCAGTTCAAAAAGAATATGAACGGATAGACTTCTACGGTTATCTCGTTCATATCGTCCAAAGGCTGATGAATCCCAAAGCCGGAGGAAAACGGAAGGGTATTTTGGTCTTTACCCGTTTTTTGAAAGAAGCGGAACGGTTAACGATGTCAATACCCGGTTGCACTATCGTTTCAGGTGATACTCCTAAGAAAGAACGTGAACATATTCTTGAGGCGTTCAAAGCTGGTGAAATTCCGGTAGTAGCTAATGTGGGTGTACTTACGACTGGCTTTGACTATCCGGAACTTGATACGGTCGTTATGGCACGTCCTACAATGTCACTTGCCATGTGGTATCAGATAGTCGGTCGTGCCATCCGCCCGCATCCTTCTAAAGAATGTGGATGGATTGTGGATTTATGCGGTAACATCAAACGTTTCGGAGAGGTGTCGGATTTACGATTGTTTGATAGCGGTAATGGTAAGTGGGCTGTATTTTCTAACGGAAGGCAATTAACTAACGTGAGATTCTAAGACTATGGACGAAGGATTTTTGAGGCTAAGCCGCAGGTTTTTCTCGAATGAAATGTGGAATGAAGCCCGTACTTTTAGCAGTTGCGAAGCGTGGTTAGACTTAATTCAGTCTGCACGATTTGAGGCAACGCCCCGAAAGGAGAGTATCGGAGGTCGAGAAATCTCTTATTCAAGAGGTCAATATCCTGCATCCATAAGATTTCTGTCACAGCGTTGGAAATGGTCTGAAAAGAAAGTGCGTTCCTTTCTTGTGCATCTTAGAAAGAAAGGTATGATAACTGTTGAGTGCAATCAAGGAATGAACCTTATAACCTTATGTAAATATGAAGAATATAATCCAATGGGCACAACCAAGGACACAAGTAAGGGCACAGGTATTGAAAAGGAAATCAATGAATTAAGACAGGAATGGGCACAACTAAGGGCACAATTTGGGGCACAGTCCATGAACAACAATCTACCGCAATCCGAACTTTTACAAAAATCAGGGCACACAGAGGGCACAAATATAAAGAAAGAAGAAAGAGAGTATATAGATATATCTCTACATCAAAAGAAAGAAAATACTCCTGACGGAGTATCAAAGAAAGACAAGCTTTCTTCGCCCTCCCCCTCTGAAAAGATTGATTACAGCGGATTGATGGAATACTATAATACCACATTCAAAGACAGACTCCAGCAGATAAGATCAATGACTGATGTGAGAAAAAAGGCTGTAAAAGCCCGGATAGCCCAATATGGGAAAGAGTCAGTGAGGAGTGTTTTCAATCTCATTCTTCAATCCCCGTTCCTACTTGGAGCTAATGACCGCAATTGGAAATGCGACTTTGATTGGATTTTCAAACAAGCAAACTTTACTAAAATATTGGAAGGAAACTATAATGGGACAAGACTTAGTAAAAATCAACAGGATAGCGAGCAGCGAAAACGTGATTCAGTTCTTGCAGTCGCTACAACCGTTAGAGAAGCTGCCGCAAAAAAGAGAAAGGAACTTGAAGCAGAGGGCGTTATTGAATAAATATCTCGATCCTGCACAATTCATTCTTGATTACAACCCTGATTTGCAGTTCAAACTTGTCAGATGTAATGCAACCCATTCAGAACTGGCGTTGAATGACAGCATTCCGAGTTTAGGGCTATTGTCTTCTACTTATGGGGATGAAACACCGATAGAATGGCTAAAGATACAATTTGGCTCATTGAATGACTTTGCAGAAGTTTCAACCAAGATAGCGAAAGAGCAACTTTCTGAACTATCGGAGATATTCCTTTCGGAGTATTATTATATAAATGCCGCTGAAATCTGTTTTTTCATAGCACGGTTTAAGTCAGGGAAGTATGGGCGGTTCTACGGATCAATAGATCCATTGAAAATAACAAGTGCGATGCTGGACTACGTTTCGGAACGTCGGAAAGATATTGAGCGGAAAGAGTGTGAACGATACAGAAACCAACGTGAAAAAGAGATAGAGGAGCGTGGAAATAACAGAATCTCTTATGCTGAGTACATTGAAATCAAGCACCGTGCTGATGCAGGAGATGAGGAAGCCAGAAAAATGCTGATGTCACCATGAGAATAACCGTTTACTGGGTAACAAGAAATCCGGATGTTATCGTAAGAATCCGGAAAAAGTTCAATATCCCAAGTTATACTTCCGTGAACTACGAAACAGAATGTGAAATCAAGGATGAAGACTTTTCACTGTTAGAAGAAACAGAACGAAGGGGATTTATTCAAATTAGAAATAAGAATACACGATTATGAAATCATTAAAAGAAATACTAAGGAGTTTAGAAGGTCTGTCCGATATCGAATTGTTCGTGATAGACCTTTTTTGTGGTGCCGGCGGTTTGTCCGAAGGTGTGGAAGAAGCACGATTGGATGGAAATAGATGTGCAAAGGTTGTTTGTTGTGTGAACCATGACAAGAATGCCATCCTTTCACATGATGCCAATATCCCTGATGCACTTCACTTTATTGAGGATATCCGTACACTGGAACTTTCCCCGATAAGCACTATTGTAGAACGTATCCGTCAGCTATACCCTGATGCTATGATAATGCTTCATGCCTCTTTGGAGTGTACCAACTTCTCGAAAGCCAAAGGCGGTCAGCCACGTGATGCTGATAGCCGGACACTGGCTGAACATCTCTTCCGCTACATTGATGTGATAGATCCTGATTATATTCAGATTGAGAATGTGGAGGAGTTTATGAGCTGGGGAGATATGGACGAAAAAGGGAAGCCTATCAGCATGGACAAAGGCAGGCTTTATCAGAAGTGGGTGCGCAATGTCAAGAAGTACGGTTACAACTTTGAGCACCGCATCCTGAACGCTGCCGACTTCGGTGCCTACACCACAAGGAAACGCTTCTTCGGCATCTTTGCTAAAAAGAGCTTGCCGATAGTATTCCCTGAACCGACCCACTGTAAAGGTGGCAGGCAGGACATGTTTTCTAAGCTGGAAAAATGGAAACCCGTCAAGGAAGTTCTTGATTTTTCTGACGAAGAAACTACCATCTTTAGGGAAAAGCCTCTTGCAGAGAAAACGCTTGAACGCATCTATGCCGGACTTATCAAATTTGTAGCCGGAGGAAAGGATGCTTTCCTTTCCCGTTACAATACGGTTCGCCCTCAAGACACATGCAAATCAGTTGATGAACCATGCGGAGTGTTGACTACTGAAAACCGCTTTGCAAAGGTACAGGTAAGTTTCCTCTCCAAACAGTTCAGCGGACATCCCGAAAGCAAGAATGTGTCTGTAGAAGAACCGGCAGGTGCAATCACCTGCAAAGACCACCATGTTTTTGTCTCTGCTTATTATGGAAATGGACATAATCATTCGGTAGACCTTCCAGCTCCAACGGTCACAACGAAGGACAGGATGGCTTTAATTGAAAGCCGATTTATGTGTTCTTATAACTTTAAGGATACAGGAAAGGATATTAACCAGCCTTGTCCTACACTTCTGACGAAAGACAGACTTTCTCTTGTATCTCCGTTTTTTATGAACCAATATTCTGGAGGTGGTCAGGTGTCTGATATAAACTCACCATGCCCCGCTGTTACCACAACACCGAAACAAAACTTGGTAACATGCCAGCCGTGGATAATGAATACTGCATTCTCAAATGTAGGTAGCAGTATAGAGGAACCCTCCCAGACCATTACCGCAAACAGGAAATGGCACTATCTGATGAATCCACAGTTCAACAGTGCTGGCGGCTCTGTTGATAACCCCTGCTTCACATTAATAGCCCGCATGGATAAGATGCCACCCTATCTAGTAGCAACAGAAAGCGGTCAGGTAGCGATTGAAATCTACGACAATGATAGTCCTATGACCGTGAAGATAAAGGAGTTCATGGCACTGTATGGCATAGTGGATATTAAAATGCGGATGCTTCGCATTCCGGAACTCAAAAAGATTATGGGATTCCCTGAAGATTATGTTTTAATAGGCACACAAGCTGACCAAAAGAAGTTTATCGGGAATGCAGTGGAGGTTACACAAGCGAGAAAAAATACTGAAGCACTTTGCAAAGTATTGAGAAAGTTGAGATTGAAGAAATCAAAAGAAATAGCTTAATGGAAAATGGAAAACTTATATTAGATGCCTGCTGTGGCAGTAGAATGTTTTGGTTTGACAAACATAATCCTCTTGCCTTATTCGTTGATAAGAGGTCGGAAATAGTAACTGCCAAGGACAGAGATAAAATCAGAACTATAGAAGTAAAACCTGATATAATAGCCGATTTTACCAACTTGCCGTTTGAGGATAATTCTTTTCACATGGTAGTATTTGACCCACCTCATCTAAAAACACTTGGTGAAACGTCATGGATGGCTAAGAAATACGGAAAACTGCCGAAAAACTGGCAGTCACTAATACACGATGGATTTACTGAGTGTATGCGTGTCTTGAAGCCTTACGGCACTCTTGTATTCAAATGGAATGAGAGTGAGATAAAAGCTGCGGAAGTTTTGTCTGTTATCCCGTTCAAACCTCTTTTCGGACATACTACCGGAAGACAGAGTAAGACAATATGGATGTGCTTTATGAAACTGCCAATTAACTACAAAAAGAGTTTAATAAAATATTTATCAGAATCATAACTAGAGATATATGAATAAGATAGAAAAACTGGCTGGAGAATATAACTCCACCTTTGCTCGACTGGCAGTAATAGAAAGTGAATTGACCAAAGAATGCCAGAAGTACGTTTCCTGGGATACCGTTCAGGTAAGCATTACTGGTGGCGGTGCTCCCATTGTAAAAGCAAGGAATGAGATAGATGCCGTTCCTTTGGAGGATTTTGTTGACCATGTAAACGAATATGGAAGCATGTCAGAATCCGCCTACGGACATTTGGCTTGGTATTCGATTTAAAACTAAACCAATATGAGCAAACTATATAAAGTAACCATTTTCGGGGAATCATTCCTAATCGGGTGGTTCCCTTTCTCTTCACACTGGTACAACAAGCTAAAGATAATCAAATGATAGTACGTCATTTTATAAGAGTTCCGGTTGGAAGTACTGTCTATTGCGACAATCAGCCGGTTAAAATACTGGAGAAAGGATATGCCCTTGCTCTATGCGATGTCAATGGGAAACGGGTATATATCACCTGCTATGATTTGGAAAAGAAACCATTCGTCAGCACGAATGGGGGGAAGAATGAAAAAGAGCCAACCCACGCACTACCATGAATCAGCTCTTTCTTACACGATTATGATGCAAATATACTATTTACTTTTAAAATAATCGTGTTATGGAACTGGATTTTAACAAAATAATTCGTCTTAAAAAGATTCGTATCGAGAAATCAGAACTTTCAGAGGAAGAAAATACCTTGACTTCCCCGATTTTGAAAGACAAAAGCCTTATCCATGAAATCTACAAAATTTTCGTTGAGTTGCTGAATGAGAGGGGATGTCCGCCGAATATTGACAGTGTTACTCAACGGAAGAAGTTCATTTTCATTATCCTGTACCTGTTTTCTCCAAGTTCGCTTGCCGGTGGGAAAATGACAGCAGGGTTACGTGAAGAGATGTCAAGGGTGCTTGGGGTTCAGTCCAAAAGTACAATTTCCGACAATTGTGCTGATGTCGTGTTTCTGTATCAGAATTATGGGGACTTTAGTGGAGATATAGAGTATCTTTACACCGAAATCGTAAATCGGTTAAAATTCAAAGGGCTAATCAATTGAAAGCCGGAGTTTAGTGCTCCGGCTTTATTTTACCATTTCGGAAATTTTTTGGATAAAATTTTATTAGAATATTTATACACTTCATCCGCAATTCTATAATATTCAGGTTCTTCAATCCTTTGGTTGAATTCGCTGTCTTTATTAAGATTGTCAAAATCTTTATGTAATCCTATGATTTTTTTAGCGTTTTTGTCTGTTTGGTATCTTGCTTCAAACTGCACAAGATATTCGATAAGATTAGAAATGTCATTAAAGGCAGAGCCACAACCATATAACGAATAGTCTATGTATTCTTTTTTTATAGCATATTGTGCTTTTATTAGAAGTCTAAATAACTGCTTGTCTATATTGTTTGCAATATCAGACTTCATTTTAGATTTTTCTTTTCTATAACTCCAGTGAGTATCTGCAATATTTTCTATAGTCCTTTTTAAATATGGGGAAACAAAAACCCCGAAAACAAAGCTAATTATTATACATATTATTTCTAATGTTTCCATATTGTTCTCTCTTTATTTATAGTATTCCTTCCCTCGTATGTTTTCATGCTTTGGCATACATGGTTCTCCATCAAAATGGATTTTACCTCCACAATGAGGGCAGGTGATAGTGTCTGAATCATTCCTAAATAAGTCAGGAATTTCCACCCCTAAAGCGTCAGCTATATCAGCAAGCCTATCAACGCTGAATTTATTTCTTGCTATAGCTTGCGAAAAAGATACAGGCTGTATTCCCAATTTATCAGCCAATTGAGCTTGTGTAATGCCTTTCTCTTTACACAACTCTTTAATTCTTAATTCTGTATTTGCCATAAATTATGATTTTTGATGCAAAGATATATAATATAGTGTATATGCGAAAGAAAAGTTTGATAATTATTTGTTTTAGCTATATTTTATGTGAATGAATATAAATTTAGTGTCTATGCTATATAAAATGTATTAAATATAGCATATATGCATAATTTACATTTGCTTATTTCGTATATATACTATACCTTTGCATCATCAGAAACGAAGTAATAACAATTAAAAGATATATGATTATGGCAACATCAGTAATTAAACAAAGAACAATA